AACTTCTGACACACAAGGCACAATATATGCGCTGGAAGTGGGAGATCCCTGCGAAGCTGATGCCATGGGCTACAGGATCAACAACATACTGCTCAGCGATTTTGTTACTCCTGCTTGGTTTGATCAGTATCAAACAGCCGCAGGTACTGTGTACGATTTTACCCGTCATCTCTCAGCACCGTTCCAAATTGGCCTAGGCGGTTATATGGATGTTTTTAACATCACAGCAGGGTCAGGCTGGCAAATGGTCACACACGGAAATATGGTAGTTCCTGGAGAATCACGCACCAGTGACCGTGGGCGCCGGGGCAGATAACACAAAACGAGTATAAATAAGAATATTGGAGATATACAAAAATGGCCACAAAAATACAATTTAGACGCGACACCGCAGGCAACTGGAGCAGTACAAATCCTGTGCTAAACCAGGGCGAACCTGGGTTTGAAACCGACACCGGCAAACTAAAAATTGGCGACGGCAGTACAGCCTGGAACGGTTTGCCCTACGGCGATGGCATAGTCGGCGGTGATGGCGAAATCTCAGTGGGTTATCAAGCTGGGCAATATAATCAAGGCTGCAATGCAGTTGCCATTGGATCCCGAGCTGGTAGATGCAATCAAAGGTCTAATGCAGTGGCCATTGGCTACCACGGCGGCGAGTGCAATCAGAGATATGGTGCAGTGGCCATTGGTTATCAAGCCGGTGAGTTCCAACAGTGCGATCACTCTGTGGCCATTGGTGCATGTGCGGGTAATTATAATCAAGAAAGCAGTGCAGTGGCCATTGGCTATGCAGCCGGCTACAACAACCAATGCTGTGGTGCAGTGGCTGTTGGCAACTCAGCAGGCTATTGCTGTCAAAGTGAAAATGCAGTGGCTGTTGGACGTCAAGCTGGTAGATACTACCAAAGTTCTGGAACAGTTGCCATTGGTGAATATGCTGGTGAATATTGTCAAGGTTATCACTCAATCGCTATTGGATCTTGTGCAGCCAATGGATGCTGTGGTTCTCAAGGCTGGGACGCTATCGCGATTGGTCGTGCCGCAGGTTATGATTCTCAAGGCGACGACACAGTGGCCATTGGTCACCAAGCTGGTTATCGTAATCAATGTAATCATGCTGTAGCCATTGGTTATCATGCAGGATATTGCAATCAATGTTATGCGTCAGTTGCTATAGGTAATCACGCAGGCGAATGCTGCCAATGCGAGCAATCAGTTGCTATTGGTAATTATGCTGGACAACTTTGCCAGTGCTGCCAGTCAGTTGCCATTGGTCCATATGCTGGACAATACAATCAACGCAGTGGTTCAGTTGCTATTGGTGAATACGCAGGACAAGGCTGTTGCTGTTGCAGTGACTACGGTCAAAAGGCTCACTCTGTGGCCATTGGATCATGTGCTGCCAATTATAATCAATGCTCTGATGCTGTTGCTATTGGTCGTGCCGCTGGTAATTCGTGCCAAGGACAAGACACAGTGGCCATTGGTCACCAAGCTGGTTATTGCCTTCAGCACAATCATGCAGTTGCCATCGGTTCTGAAGCTGGCAAGTACTGCCAATGCTACTCATCAGTTGCCATTGGTAATCATGCCGCTCAAGCCTGTCAAAATCAACACGCAGTTGCCATTGGTAGCTGGGCTGGTTATTGCTGCCAACACTACGATGCGATCGCTATTGGACACTATGCAGGTGAGTGGTATCAACAATCAGGTGCAGTTGCAATTGGTGCTTATGCCGGAGAAAGTTCCGGTTGCTGTGGTTCTTCTGGACAAGGCTATCATGCCACAGCAGTGGGTTACAATGCAGGCTCTTACCAACAACAGTATGCCTCAGTTGCACTAGGTAGCTCAGCAGGACGTTGCTGTCAAGGACACAGTTCCGTTGCAATCGGTCACTATGCGGCCAACTATTGCCAAGGTGCTGACTCAATTGCAATCGGACGTGGTGCAGGACGCTATCATCAAGGTCAGTACGCTGTAGCTGTTGGTTATAATGCTGGTTACGGATATTGTTACAATGGTAGTTGCGGATCACAATGCCGCCAACAAGACTACTCAGTAGCCATTGGTTATTACGCCGGCTACAACTATCAGAATCAACACAGTATCGCAATCAATGCCACAAACACTGCATTGAATACCGAAACTCAAGGTTTCTATGTAAACCCAGTTCGTGAAGATGCTGGCAATACAGCATACTCAGTGTACTACAATGAAACCAGCAAAGAACTGACCTACACAGAGCCAGTGGCACTTCAATTGCCACAGAATCTACAGGATGGTGCAGGTGACTATGTTCTAGTAAGAAGCGACGCTGGCAAGCACATCTACAAAACCAATACAGGTAGTGTTTACGTTCCACGTAATTCTGATGTAGCATTTCCAATTGGAACAGTGATTACCTTGATCACAGGATCAAGCCACTCGACCACAGTCACATCAGTACATCCAGAAACAACCCACTTGATACTGAGCAAGTTTGGCCCTGATGCAGAAATCAATATTCCAGCAGACACTTATGTTACAATTCTTAAAATTGAAACAGACAAGTGGATGGTTCAGACCTAATCAGATAAATAACTTATATAGAGGAAACTTAAAATGCCACAATTTACTATCACAGCAACTTCAGCTACAGCAAACGTCAACGGCGTAGTTGGACAAACTCTCAGCAACACAGATACCAAACGTCATCCTAGTCCTGCAGAATTTGCCGATCAAGCTGCTGCTCAAGCCAATGCTGACAAGTATGCTAAAAGCCTAAATCACGAAGACCGCGATGGTGTTTGGGACTGGGTTGGTCACGCTACAGCAGTTTAATCTCGAGTTGCGTTAATTATGACCGTGGATGATTCTTTGTCCACGGTCATATACCCTTCACAGCAGAAATTGTAATCATCCCCGCCTGAACCATTTCCAGTAATCTCATCATGCACTGGCACGTTGATCCTAACGTGTTTAACAATAAACTCCACACCGTTTTCAAACACACGCCAGGTGTGATCCATGGAACCACGTCCAGGTTGTCCACGACTCTTGTTGAATCTAATGTGATACTTGTTCATAGTTAATCCTCAATTCCTGCTTCGGCCAATTGTACACAAGACTTACACTGTTTGCACGACTCAACACCTGATTCTGTGTACACAGGTCTCCGACAACTCCAAAATTTATCCTGTAAGAACTTGGGCAGGCTATCGTATATCTCACGTTTGGTCATGTTCAGCACAGGGTATATCTTTTTTACATCAGTGAATGCTGACAATATTTTATCTGCACGTTGTCTACGCTCTTCCAGTGCATGATTGCTGTCCGTGGCATTCATGCCCATGGCCACTTTTGTAATGTGAGGATTCACACTGCAAAGGTAACCGGCAAAAAAGTTTATGGTATCTGAATCATACATGAACTGTTGATCAAACACAGGCGATGCAATCATGCTGGTGCTGTATTCAAATTCAAAACCCTGTTGGCGCAACTCTGCCAGAGCCTGTGCAACCACAACAGCTTCCGCTTGGTCTCTGTTTTCTATGTTGCGATTGTGAACATGATGTATGTGTACTCTGTAGCCGTGATATTGGCCACCGACCAGCAGTCGATATATCATTCCTAGACTATCAAGTCCCCCGGAATACATGGCTAAGATTGTGGGTTGTTCCATATGTAAAATGAGTAAACTTGGTTTATTTTGTGTTCTTTGGGTTGAGGCGTTAATTCATCTGGCCCAGGAAAATACACAGCGTATCGTGTGGGCCAGTTGGGATTGAGAAATGTTCGACTAACAAATCTATTACAGTTATTTAATACCGTAGGCAACAAGCGAGCTGTGAACTCTTGACCATAACTTAGGCCACCGTCAATGATAACAGTATCAAAATGTTCATCTAGTGTGAACCAATCACGCGGCTTGATCTTTGGATCATCATACACAGGATCAAGGTCCCAGGCTTCTGAGCACAGTGGAAGTAGCAGTTGTGTGCTGCCTAGCAGTAGCACACGCCCCGAACAGTAGCTTTCAAACACCGCGTAATCGTCCAGATTGGGTGCCGCTGGCCAAGTCAAACTTTGCCAATACTCTCTGGTCATGTTAGATCACTGTGGCAGCGGATGTTTTTGCAGCCGGCGCAGGTGGTAACTCTCGAACGCCTAGATTGAAGTGAACCAGGCGTGTGGGCTCACTGATGGCGTTGCGAGTCACGCTATGTGGCAACCAAGAGTTGAAGAAATAAAACATACCGGGCGTGGGGATGAACAGTGCTGTTGAGCTGGCCAAGGTTATTCGGTTTAGATCTGCTTCGGGTATGTTGATTTGATTTTTACCATGGCGTGGATCATGCACAGCCACTCGACAACCGTTTTCTGGACAGTCCAGGAAATACATGCCCGTGATCTGGGCACCACGACTGTGTATGTGTTCGTCATGTCCGTTGTATTGGTTGTGTTCTTGTGTCCACATTTCCTGGATGTAGGTACCAAGATTTGATACATCGTGCCCGTGGCCATTAAGTATAGTCCAAGCAGATTGTGCAATATAGCTGGTAAATGCAGCCAACTCTGGCTCGTGCGCATACCCATTGGTCTGCACAGGATACAGCGGATCCAGTTTGGGTTCACTGTTTCGTCGTTGCTCTAGGTAACGATTGCTTACTGCTCGCACAGCGTCTAAAAACTCTGGTTTTTCGATAGAGTAGATTATGCTAGGAAAAAGATTATGTGGGTTTAGGATATCAGTCATACTATTACTTATTTGTTTAGATTTGAGGTAGAAATTTAATGGTTGACCAATATATCCATTTGTGTTATAGTGTAAATATCATAGTAAAATTAAAAAGTTAGAATGTGGATTCAAAATGTAGCCGCAACAGATATCCCAACTGGGTTTCATGTTGCAGTAAAGGAAAATTCAATGTTGATTCAGATCATGGATCCGTGCAGTTCCTGGTGGCCCGAGCCCAAGCACCGGTTCCGCGAAGTGCATAGGTTTGAATTCCTGGATGCGGAACATACAGATGACTTTCCGGACGAAGCCAAGATCACCGATGAGCAAGCAGAATCCATTGTGGCTCTTTTGCAACATGCACTTGACCAAAAAATGGATGTTATAGTACACTGTATGGCTGGGTTGTGCCGTAGTGGCGCAGTCTGCGAAATTGGTGTGATGATGGGTTTTGAGGACACTGAAAAGTTTCGCAGTCCAAACCTGATGGTGAAACACAAATTGATGCGGGTCCTGGGCTGGACCTATGATGAAAACGAAAAGCCAAACATTGAGGATTGGCGTAATTTTAGGAATTTAGATGTATAAATTAATCAACAAAGCAGGTGCAGAACTAGACGGGTTTGAGACTCTGGATTCTGCAATGCAGGCCGCACGAGCAGTGGG